CGGCGTACATACTAATTATACAACTAAACATAAAAAAGCGGGTGTTGAAACCCGCTCATTTTTATTCGGTTATCAGATCTCTGCTTCAAAAAAATCAGTCACTAATAGTTTGAGATTTTCAGACTCTCTGTCTTGAGGCAACGCTCCAAGAACTTTGATTGGCCACACTTTCACTCCAGCATTTTCAAGACTAATTCTAATATCTTCAAACCCTTTCATAACCTGCTTTCTTTTTTTGTCAAAGGTTGCTTTTTTAGTGGGAGCACCACAATGAAAAATTACTGAAGTAAATTTTCCAGTTTCTTTATATGTTTGATATGCATTCATAACTGCACGATACTGATACCCCTCTTTCATAACAATTCCATACATGTCACGATCAGAATCAAAGTTTCCACCAATCACATAATCCTCTTTTGAATGATTGTCAATCCAGTCTTGTACTTTGGGAGTTGAGGTATAAAGAATATATGGCAATTGAACACCAAGTTCTTTTAAAACTTGAGGAACAACGCGGTTTTTTACTTCTTTAGGGCGGTAATGATAGACTTTCTCAAACTTAGCGCGAATCGCTGTTTCAGTCTTTTTGATTGCTCCGTCGTTGACTTTTTTGATTAAAAACTTACGCATATCAACTTCTTCGTTAACACGTTTAGGGAGAAGTTCGTTCTCCTGAGCTTGCACATCTTCTAGTGCATCTTCGGTGCCTTCAAGAACAGTGAAGAACCAACCTTCAGTATTCAACAGACGAAGTGCCTCTGATCTACCATAACCATAGACAAGTTGCCAGGGTTTAGCATACTCCTTACCGCGATACTTCACAGCAGGAGGAAATTCTTTTACATCAACCTTTGCCGCAAAAGACAATCTAAGTGCCTCAATCTCTGCTGCGGTGTGTGGTTCTTCTTTTGTTACGTTACCAGTAATGTCATCCTGATAGATTTGATCCCATTCAAGTCTGATGGTGGGATTTTCTGTTGGTGACGTTACATCTAAATGATTCCAGTCTGGAACTGGAACTTTGCTAATATCTGCCGACGCAAAATACTCTGATGGGGTTGCCATTTAAAAATTCTCCTTAATTTATGACTAATGTCTTTAATTTGGAAAAAAGAACGCTGTGCGAATCTTTTAACCACGGATATAATTATACAACTTTTTTAGAGAGTTGCCAACTCTGTTACAAATTTGTAACAATCAACTCTCTTCTGTAGTCTTGCCTTTCTTACCAATGTTGTATTTTTGTTCAAGAATCCACTCACCCTTGTCCTTGTAAGAAAGAACTTTGATTTGGTTAAGAGGAGCGATATCAAGGACAGTATCCTCGTCAACGATAGAGATCAACCCCCAGTCCGAAAGCAGACGAACGATACGGTTACGACGCTGTACATCGTTGATAGAGAGATTGGCGTGCTTTCCATCCAGCGCAAACAATTCCTTAAAGTGGACAATATAATACTTGCCCTGCTTGTGAAGAATATGACAAGACTGATAAAGTTTCTTCTCTTTCCTAGAAGCAACTCCAATTCTCGTCAGTGTCTCTCTTACCTTTAGGAAATCATCTGGTTCATTAAGTAGGACTTCGATCATCTGATCCTGAGTCCAGTGATACTGAGGTTCCACAGTATTACTCATTTTGTTCCTCCAACGTCAAGTCGTTTTTTAATAAAGTTAATCTGTTCTTGTGTCAGGATTTTCAGAGCTTGACATGCCTTCTCATTACTATAACCATAGTATTGTTTGACACTTTCGAGATCCGTGACTTTATCCTTACGGAGCCAGGGAGAAAATCTCTTCTTTTTCCTCAGACTATTTAGATAAAATTTATATTGCATATCTTTATCAAGAAAGTGATTCTTGTTCATCTCATTAGCGAACAATACACAATCAATGTGTCCAGATAAGCAGCGATTGACGATATATGGTGGATAGGACTTCATGTCCTCAGACAAATCTTCTTTTGTAAAGTTAATTGAGTTCAACCAATCTTTGAGTTCCATTATCTAATAATTTGAATGTCATCATCGTCAGTCCAAAGTTCTACCTTTGTTCTGAATCTATCTTCTGCTTTGAGTTTTTCATATCTCTTAGTTGCTTTCTTCTTCCACCAAGCAATGATGTTTTCCAGATAGAATTTGTCCCAGTTAGGGCCACGAATTAGTTCATCTTGTTCTCCAAGAATCACTTCACGAACATTTGAATATCCATATTCACAAAAATAAGTTCTCTTTTTCTGAGTAAGAGATAGTGCAGTTTCTATAACTGAATTAAATTGCTCCAGTTTCTCACTCATTCCATATTCTTTCAGAGAATTACGAGTAATAGAAATCATCTTCGTCTGACGCTTCATCTTTTTAGAAGATGCTTTATTGTCAGTCAAAGGTTGATTGTTATTCCATACACTAAATCGATCATGGAGTTTATGAAATGCTACATCATGAAGTAAGGGCAAAAACTTACTTTCAGTTAATCCCTTATATCTCATGAATGGTTTGAGTCCATCATACTGTGAAGCATCTGTAGTTGATCCATAGAGAGATGTTGTTTCAAAAAGAGCAATCTCTTTCTCAAATACCTCATTAAGCGTCTCACGGGCGAAGTGAGAGCAGCACAGAAGGGCAAGGAGTTTACCTCCAAGATAATTGTATCCAAAAGGTTGTGATGGCACGATCACAAATCCCATCGCAGCATGACGATTAAAGATTTTTAGATCTGGTGCTTTTCCCAGCCAAACATTTCTTGGTTTGGAATTAATTGTAGGAGATCCAAAACGAATAAATCCAATGACTTTCTGAGTATTCTTCTCATAAATCATCCAACGCAATTCCCTACCAGGAATATTGCTTTCATTATTATGGGAAGATACTGCTTTCAGAAGATTGCCATAATGCTCTTGCTGAACAGATTGCTGAAATCTGTTACCAACAAACTTGATATCAAACTCCATTTCTTGTGGATGAATATCTTCATTGAAGAACTCATCATGAAGTGGAGCAAGAGAACTTGTAGACTTGATCACCTCTTTTTTAACAAATCGCAAATAGTCTTCAATATTTCCCATCTGTGAAAAATATTTGATGAACTCATCTGCGGCCCATACAGCATCACTTTCACTTATTATCATTTATAATACTTCTCTAGAATTTCTTCTACTTTATAATTAACTTTATTTAATTCGTCCCTTTCTTCTTGCTCCTTAAGATATGATCTATCACTCATTCTTCTCAGATTTCTAAGAACAATAGGATTACCTCCATAGTAACCCATGTTCTTCCAAACACAATCAACATACCCCCACTTCTCACCGATCAACTGATCTCCAACTGAAGGAACAACACGCCGAATGCAGTGATTCCTGATTTCTGCAGGAACCTCAACTTTTTTGATTTCAAAATTATCCATCAACATCGATGGATCTGGAACTAAAAAAGGAATCATTTGAACTCACACTCCACCATAATCTCAGTCAGACATGCAAGCAGATTTATTTCCTGATCCGCAACGAAGGCAATCTGATACTGATACTTAGCAATAACAAGCACAGCAGCAGGAATACTAGAGTTTGCCAAGGATGTATAAAGAGCATCGTAAATACGACGCATAAGTACACCAGAATCATTGTCCAAATTATCCACCACCCACTTCCGAACTTCAGGGAAGTTCTTCTGTTTAAGGTTCTGAATAAGGTTGTTAACTTTAACATCAGAGAACGTCGCGAGGATTCCTGCATCAATAGCACCACCCGAAGAGTATCTTTGAATTTCATTTAGAACCCGACGCCAGTCAGGAAAATGCTTATTGATTAATTCTACCAGGACTTTGTTATCATATTTAATACTCTCTTCATCCAAGATAGTTTTGACACGTTTGAAGAAAGATGCTGCAATTTCTTGTCGTTCCTTTCCTTTAATTCCAAACTCGATGACGGCGCATCGGGAGTGAAGGGGTTCAACAATTTTGTTTTTATAGTTGCAGGTGAAGATGAATCTGCAGTTGCCACTAAACTCCTCAATAAAAGCCCGTAGGAGG